CAGCTGGTTAATTAAATCTAGAAAAGGAAACAAAAAAGCTATTGTTGGTTCGTTAAATCAACAAATAGTTTTTAATAGAAAAAAGAATCCTAGCTATGCTAAAAAAATGAAGTGTGCTAGAAACGCAGCTATGAAAAAACTAGGCAGTGGCAAAGAAAAATAAAGATCCAAAAGAAGGCACTGGTAAAAAGCCTAAAGGCTCTGGTAGAAGATTATATACAGATGAAAATCCAAAAGATACTGTTGGTATTAAGTTTGCTACGCCTGCCGATGCTCGTGCTACTTGTAGTAAAGTTAAAAAAGTTAATAAACCTTTTGCTAGAAAAATACAAATACTAACAGTAATGGAACAGCGCTCTAGGTTTGGTGGTAAACCAGAACAAGCTAGAATAGCTAAACGATGTAAAGCATCTATAAGAAGATTATATGGTAAGAAAGATTAAAGGTGGTGGCACCAAAAAAGTATGTTTACCTGCTAGTAAAGTAAGATCAATGAGTCAAGAGGAAAGAGATGCTGTTGTCAGAGCTAAACAATCTGCTGGATCTAAAGGTAAATATAAAAGAAAGCGTAGTAGCTTTGTTAAAGGTGCTCGTAAAAAAGGTGCTACACTCCGTGATTGGTTTGAAAAAGAAAACTGGATTAATGTTGCTACAGGCGAGCCTTGTGGCGCTTCATCTAAAAAGAAAAAGAAGTAATGGCTGTAGATAAAAAAACACTAAAGTGTAATAAACCTAGAAGAACACCTAATCATAAGACTAAATCTCATATAGTTAAAGCTTGTGCTGGAGGTAAAGAAAAAATTATTAGATTTGGTCAACAAGGTAAAAAAGTTAATACATTGTCTGGTACAGCTGGAAAACCTAAAGCTGGTGAGTCTGCTCGTATGAAAGCTAAAAGAAAAAGCTTTAAAGCAAGGCATGCTAAAAATATAGCTAAAGGTAAAATGTCAGCTGCTTACTGGGCGGATAAAGTTAAATGGTAATGAAAGATAGAGGACTTGGCGATACAATTGAAAGATTTACAACTGCTACAGGTATAAAGCGTATAGCTGACATGATACCTGGTGGTTGTGGTTGTGATGATAGGAAAGATTGGTTTAATAAAAACTTTCCTTACAATACTAAAAATAACAGAGTAAAATACGATTAATGGCTTTTAAAATGAGACCACCATACGTTGTGGATAACACGCCTGTGTACCACAAAGACGAACCGCCTAATGTTATGGGTAGGGCTCATAAAAATGGAGCTATAACAATAGACTTAGATATTCAAGTTGGTAGCAAAGAGTATGACAAAGTGCGAAAGCATGAAGATGTACATGTTGACCAGTTTGAGTTGTTTGAAAAAACTAATGGTAAACGAGGTTTAAATTATACCGCAGATACCGTTACTTGGAACGGGGAAGTTTACCCTAGAAAAAATGGAAAAATAAAATACAATGGAAAATGGATGATTGACGGTCACCCATCTTTTCCTTGGGAACAAGAAGCATATAATAACGAAAAATAAAAATCATGCCTGGTAAAGCAATAACATACAAAAAAGCAGAAAAAGCTATGGAAACTGTAGCTGCTTACATGAAGCAAGGTTCGATGGCCGATATGAAAACTATGGCTAAATCTACCTATGCTGAAGCAAAGAAAAATAATCCTAACTTAGATAAGTTAATAGAGAAAAGAAAAGGTCTAGATAAAGGTACACCTGAATATAACGCCGTACAAAACAAAATAAACAAAGCGTATGGTAAAGGTCCTCAAAGAGATGAGACTATAAAAATAGAACCTAAAAAAGCTGCTAAAATAGAAGCAAAAGCTCCTAAAGCTCCTAAAGCTAAATCTACTATGGAAAAAGCAGAAGACGCTATTAAAGCTGGAGATGCTAAAAGTGCTAAGCAAGCTATCAAAGACTCTGACATGAAGGGTAAAGTTAAAAGAAAAGTTAAAAGAGTAGCTGCACAAGAAGCTAGAAAAACTAAAAGACAAACAAAGAAAAACGAAAGAGTAGATAAAAAGATTGAAAAGCTAGAAGCTAAAAAATCTCCTATGGCTCGTTATGGTGGAGGTGAAACACCTGCTGCTTATTTTAAGCAAAAAATTAAGTATAACAACTCTGCTAAAGGTATTGCTATTAGAGTTGCTGCTGATGAAAAAGATAAGAAAAATGCTAGCAAAGCAGGTAAGAAAAGACTAGATAAAGATATTAGCTCTATGATTAGCCATGCTAGCATGAAAGATACTAACACTATGCGTTATGATAAAACTAACTCTATGAGGTATGATAAAACTAACTCTATGAGGTATGATACTAATGCTAAGCGTTACGATGATTCAATGGCTAAAGCTCACCATGGTATGGCTAAAAAAATGCACGGTATGCCTAAAATGAAAACTAATCAAGATGGTGGTGGTTATGCTGCTAAAAATATGGCTGCACCTGGTAAGCAACTTAAAAAACTAGGAAGCATATTATCTAAGCATTTCAAAAGTAATAGATAAATATTATGGCTTTTAAATTAAAATTCCAAGGAAAATCAAAAGAACTTTACGGATCAAACAACCCAATGGTCCGTAAAGGTCTTGTTACTCCAACTTATTTAATGGAAGGCCCAGGTGACGAAAAGAAAGTTCCAAAAGGTAATCAAAGCGACGCAGATAACCAGGCTACTCAAGATGCTAAAAGCAACATGAAAGTTGTTAGCACAGAAAAAAGAAAAGTAAAGGGTGGTACGGAGCTAGTAGAAAATTTAGAAGGAGTAGGTAAAGGTAAAACTTATAAAGAAGCAGGAGTAGATCCAGCTGAAGCTAAAGCTTATTGGGATGCTAATCCTGATAAATATCAAGAATATTTAGCAAAGAAAAAATTAAAAGATCAAAGAATTACTTTTATTCCAGATGATGAGCCTGAAAAAGATCCAAAACCAGATCCAAAACCTAAACAGGAAGCTAAACCTGTAGATAAAAATATAGGTACTAAAATTATTACAGAAAGAGTTTTAGATCCTAGTTCTCCAAAAAGATGGGATGGTAGATTAGGCAAATACGTTCCTAATTATATAGACGTTAAAAGAAGAGTTGCTGTATCTGCAACAGGCGATGACAAGATAAGTAAAGATTTAGATCAAAACGTTCAATATAGTAGCACAGGAGATGCTGACAGAGTTGAAAATGTAGTAACAGATCAGTTAGAACAAAAGACTATGTCTAACGCGTTAGATCCTGCTACTATCATTAAAGGAGCTATGATGGTTAAAAACTTAATAGATAAAAAGAAAGATAAGTAATGGAAAGCAAGAAAACGTTTAAAGAAACTAAGATCGGAGCTTTTTTAGCTAGTAAAGCACCTAAGGTTTTAGAAGCTATTGGCGACGTATTACCTGATCAAGGTGGACTTGGTGTAGTAAAAAATCTTATAACAAGTGATAGTAAGATTAAGCCAGTTGATAAAGAGCAGGCTATGAAGCTGATAGAGCAAGACTTACAAGAGTTAAAAGAAGTTTCAAGTAGATGGAGAGCTGATATGAAGTCTGATTCGTGGTTAAGTAAAAATACTAGACCTTTAGCTCTAATATTTTTAACTGTATCTTCAGTATTTATAATGTCTGTAGATTCTTTTCATATGCAGTTTGAAGTTAATACAGCTTGGGTTGACTTATTAAAAACATTACTGGTAACAGTTTATGTAGCATACTTCGGAAGTCGTGGTGCTGAAAAAATAACAAAAATAAATAAATAAAATGGCTGGATCAATAGAAATAGATATTGCTGGACTAGAAGGTAACATGGCTGCTGAGCCAAGAAGATTTGCTCACTCTGCTAATGTTATAACAATAGCTAGTGGAACTGGTAAAAATGACGTAGCTCAAGATGTACTACCTACACCTGCAGCTGATGAAGTTGCTGTATTAAAAAGAGGAGCTTGCTTATATATAGGCGGAACTGGTAATGTTAAAGTATTATTAGAAGGAGACACTACGCCTGTTAAATTTGTAGGCGTGCCTACTGGTACTTTTATGCCTATTCTTGTTAAAAAAATATATGGCAAAGATAATACTAGTGGAACTACTGCTACAGATATAATAGCGTATTATTAATGATAACTCAAAGGTTTAACACTCATCTTCCTTGGAGAATGAGTGGTAGAGCTAAAAATAATCATTTTTTTGGCTTTGCATTTTTATTAAATTATGTTTGCGATAACTTACCTGATCACGGTAAAGCTTTAGAAATAGGTAGCTACATGGGTGAGTCGACTCAAATGATAGCTTCTAGTGGTATATTTAGTGAGATACATAGTGTTGATCCATTTAAAGGTACTGAAGAGTTTAATAAAGAGTTTGGCTATACGTGGTCAAAAGTTAAATCAGAGTATAATAAAAACACAAGATACTTTAAAAACATATATCATCACCAAGGTTATAGTTACGATGAAGTACCTAAGTTTCCAAACGGTGAGTTTGAATTTATATATATAGACGCAAGTCACAAGTATGAAGATGTAAAAAAAGATATTGAATTATGTCTACCAAAGCTAAAGTATAAAGGCATAATTGCTGGCCATGATTACAGTTGGTCAGACGTCAAAAAAGCAGTTGACGAAAAATTTAACCCAGAAGAAGTAATAGTATTTTTAGATTCTTCATGGGCATATATTAAAAATTAAATTAAATTAAATGGCAAATAAAATAACTAAAAAAGAGTTATCTGAAGTAAAAGAAGTTTCTAATAATTTTAACAATACACTTTATCAACTAGGCCACATGAGGCTTGTTGAAAACGAACTACTAATTAAAGCTGCTCAAGAAAGATCAGTTGTGGAAAATGTAAAAAAGAAACTTCAAGATAAGTATGGTAATATAGACGTTGATCTTAAAACAGGAGAATACAGTGAAAGTAATAAGGAAGATTAGTATAGGCTCTGACTATAAAAATGATGCTATGCATTATTCTACTGGTCAAGAAGTATACGGTGGACATACTATTAGCGATATTCTTTTTGAAGACAATGATCAGTCTTATAATATATTCATTGAGAAAAACAATGAAGTATTACCTTGGAAAAAGTTTAATCGTAATATGGCTATATCAGTTGAATACGATTTAAAATACTAGTGAAAAGTTTATATCAATTTATAATAAAACCTTTTAACGATAGGTATGATAATACAAAGAAGATCGATGATAAAACCCTCATTGTTAACACTAGTATTGAAGATCATAAGTTTGTTAGTAAAAAAGCTGT